CCCTCTTCCAAGTAGAACTGAGGGAACTGACTTTCTACGAAATTCGATATCGTCTTTTGAATGTCAAATTGCATTTATTTACTTTTGCGTATTAATAATTGAAACAGTAACGTCAGCTGGATCGATTTGTAAAATCTTATCACGATTAACCAAGATATCATTATTTTGTGGATTCATGTAGATTGAGATATATTGATCATAAGATGATGTCGTGAGATTGCTAATCGATACCAAACCAGTTGTATAATCAACAGTGCCAATATAGTCAATGATAGTGAACACATTATTGATCGTTGTGTATACGACAAGTTTTCCAAAATTATCGTCACGAATATAGGAAACTGGCCATTGAACACCCTTAGCGTTAACATATGTAAATGGTGAAGAAGTTACCTGCGGCTCATCATAAAATGGAGCGCCAGCGACATATCCCTGAGCTGATTTTCTTGATTCGACTTCTGCTGGATTGTTAAAGTCAAGAACAACTGACGATGAATAGTTTAACAAAGGCGACCAGCGTTTAGCGATTAAAAGAGAAGTTTCGTTACTTGTAATCGAAGGATCTGCCGCATCAATAGCAGCAGAAAATCTTGAATAACGGAAATCTGCATTAAACAACTGAAGATTGTTGTTGCTGTATGTTTGAATAGCATTAACGACAATACCTTTAATTTCATCAGCTGATTTGGTTGTGCTTGTTGAGTTATACTGAACATTAGCAGAAATAGCAATGTACGTATAGTCAGGATCGGTAATTGTAATTTTCGTAGGAAGCGAAATATAATTTCCAAGATAGTTTGATATTTCTGCTTTTACATAATCTGGCGCGACTGTTGCGCCTTGCGGTTTTAAACAAATAGCGACTGTACCGTATTGTTTTGGATTTAATAACTCGCCACCATAAACGCTAACGTCAGAAATCTGACCGCCGAACTGGCTGAAAATAAGCGAAGAATAATCGTCAGATGCAACAGCTCTTTGCTGCGTTGCGAAATAGCGTGGCGCATTTTTACGGATCGTTTCGATATCTTCTGAAGCAGAACCGCCAGAAGAATTAGCAAGAGTTGTGATTGCTGAAATAACACCATTGGCGAGCGACTGAGTTATCAAGAACGAAGATATGCCCTGAGCCGCATCGCCAGCTGTTACGCGATAATTAGCAACAACAGTAGCCAAATTGTTAGGAATACGTCCAAACAAGTTATCGCCAAACACAACCTCATACTGGCCATTTTGTGCAGGTTGTAAGAAGTATATGTTTGAATTAGATTGCAAACCTAACAGCGTTTCTGCCTGAGTAAATGCAGTGTTGACGCCGCTCTCAATAACAGTAACAGTTAAACTGTCTGTATCAATGCCAGGGTTTGAAAGAACAAAGCTTTGTGTGTTGCCCTGCGTATAGTCGATAACAAACACATCGTTGATATATGAACCTTCGAAAATCTGTAGGTTTTGAATGTTGAATAAGTTATTCGAAGAAGTAAAGTTTTGATTGATCGCTGTTGTAAATACGAACTGACCATTCGAATTCTGACCAGTAAATGTTGTGCCTTTTGGAATAGTCAGCGTTGAAGAGTTGGAAGTCGTTACTGTAAATGCAATGTTTGCCTCAGCAGACTTAGCTGACTTTGGAATATAATTCAGCTCTTTGGCATGCGATACAACCGAGTTGAGTTTCTGAGCTGAGTCAAGAAACATCTCGGAAGCAACCATGTTAAGATAAAATGCATTTAAATATGTGTTGTATGAAAGGATATCCAACAATACGTTGATGTTGGAGCCCGCAAAATTGTAGTCTTTGAAGATAGTCTGGTTTGTCAGATACTGTTGAAACTGCGCTTTCAGTGTATCGAAATCTAGAGATGTTAATGAAACTGAATTGTTCGCTGCCATTATCTGACTCTTTTGAGGAATAGGTTAATTGAAACTGGTTCTGGATTATTTAGGATAGAAAAAACGATGCTAACCGAAATGCCATTCTGTTCAGAATTATCGGTAATCTGAGTGTTCAGTATTTGAATTCTGTTTTCAAACTGTTTTGCGGCTACACTGATATAACGATTTAGATCTTCAACAACCCATGGACCAAAGTTTTCAAATAGCGTGCGCTCGACATTAGAGCCGAAAAATGGATTATAAAAGCGTTCAAAGATATTAGTAAGAATCAGATTCTTAAACGATTGTTTTACAGACTCTTCATTTTTAACGACAACCAACTCATTGCTAATTGGATGTTTGATAAAGTTTGTCGTAAAGTCGGAATATGTATCGACTTTCTTAAGTGTTTGAGTAATTGCGTCGGCTCTAGATAATGCCATTTATTGACCTTTTTAATTCTTATTTATAGCTCAACTACCATCCCATGGAAGAGGAGGAGTGAAACCAGCTTCAATTTGCGTACCAGTTTTAGACTTAATCGTGTTATCGTTACCTTCAATAGTGATATTGTGTTGCGATTTAATGGTAATTCCGTTCAACCCAATCACAATAGAAGATTCGCCAACTTGTAATGTTATAGAAGTAGCTGAAGTAATGGTAATATCGTCACCAGAAGAATAGCTTACTTTTCCTCCTACAACGTGACCTTCGTTACCGCCAACAATCATTGACAGTTCGTTTGATGGGTTAATGTGAATTCCATTACCCGTTGCTGTAATTGAAAAGTCCTGAGCAACGTTGTAGTGGACGCCACCTTCTTCAACAGTAAAAGCTTGGTCGCCCTGCATATGGTGGTGACCATCGCCTTTTGTATAATTTTTAGCTGATGAAGAACTTGTTTGCTGATGACTGCCATCGGTAGCTTTTGTAGAGTCACCGCCTGTTTCGTGGTGTTCGCTATTGTTTTGGTTTCTGTGACCGCCTTGTGTTCTTTCGTCATGGTGACCAGTTGTATCAGAAGTTCTACCTTGAACAGCTTCGTGATGATCGCCATGCTGAATACGGCTGCTGTGTCCGTCATGCGAGTGTTCTTCTACAGAAAACCCTTCAGCTGCCATTTTAGCAACATAATGAACAATACCACCAGCAATATCCCAGCCTGTTACTTCATGGCTGGTTGGTGTAACTCTATTATACCGCAAAAATTGATTTGGCGGTTTTTGTTGAGTTCTTGTTCTTGAATTTGCGCTATTCGCCGCCATTATACTAACCTCGTTCCATTACCAACAATAACCTGTGTACCAGCATTTACAGCCGATTTTAAAACATTTACAGGCGCTGATGTTATTCTATCACCAAAAGCTGTTATCATAGAAATTGGTCCACCAACAGCTGCAGCCAAATTTGCTGTTGAAGTGATAGCATCAACAATATGTTCTGCTCTAGATTGACCGAATATATTTTGAGCTACGTTATGAGCTGATTTTGATAATGCCATAGCTTTTGTTGCATTTTGCATAACAGTATTCATTTTGCCAGCACTAAGAGATGATTTAGGAAATGCTGAAATTGATCCAGTAATATTGCCGCCGATTTGTGGTAGTAATTTTGTCACATTACCGAGCAACCCTGACATAGGGAATCCTAGGATCTTATTCAATCCACCATCAACAATACCCGCAATACCACCATTTACAACACCAGCCAAAGAAGTATGACTGAAATTTGAGATATTAGAAAAAGCTCCAGCTAAATTAGAAACACCACCAGTAATATCGCTAACACTTCCTAATACTTGGCCAACGCCTGTGTTAACACCAAGAACATCACTTAATGCTCCAGTTATATTACTAACAGCTGCAGTTGCAATTTCCACATGCTCTGTACCTGTGAGAACAGGAATATTTTGAGTTGGGTGAGGATTCGGCGATGTTTGAATTGTTGTGTTGATTCTAACTCCACCATAAACGCTAGATGTGCTTACATAACCAGATGGTCCAATCAAAGCAATTTTTGAAGCAAGAGATCCAGGTTGCAATCCGAAAGCAGGTCCACCAAATTGAGCTACAGCATCTACAGCGTCAGGAGAACCAGCAACAATCGCTTGCATAGCATTAGATATATTTGTGGCATGATTTGTAGCAGCAGCAACTTCAGAAGCAGCAAGAGCACCAACGGCTACGTTGTTCATCATACCAATCATACCTGCATGAAGAGCATTCGTTGCTGAAGAATTAAGCAAACCAGAAACGGATAAAGCTGGCATAACGCTATTCAGAGCGCCCATCATAGACCCAAGACCAACTTGTCCAGCCAACCCCTGTAAAGCTCCACCGAGCCCACCAGAAGCCATTGAAAGGATACCTGCAGGGCTAGTAAGCTTATCCATCATTCTTAACATTACCATTGATTGTAATGCTTTCTTTAAAAAGATAGCTGCATTCGCGCTAGGATCAGCGGCAAGAATAGCATCATGAATTGCTTGTGATGGATCTTGTGAACCAGCTGTAGGATGCGACTGATCTAATCCTTGATCTTTTTTATTCTTTTGAGCATTGTCAACCGAGCTTGCATTAGGATTTATTTTTGAAGTAGATTGACGTCCAACACTTGTGTTTAAGCCATATTCTTTTAATGGTCTGTTGCTATTCACAAAACTTTTAAAATCAGCAAAGTTTGTAGGTAGATTCGGCGCACCATCATCTAAGTTAACAGCACCACCTTTATTAACTGTTCCATCTAATGTTGTACAAACGCCATAATCAGATGGATCTTTATTGGCAGGATTACCATCACCTTCTGCTTTGTCTACTGCCGCAGGAGTTGAAGAAGGCGGAGCAGCCGAACCAAACCCAAAATTTGAAGCTGCAGCATCAGCATAAGGATTGGTTTGAGTCGTAGCAGCTGGCGCTCCTGGAAGCGCTGAACCAGCAGGAGCGTTAGGAAATGATACTTGTCCAGAACTATTATATGTTACACCAGCCATTTATATCAGCCTTTATAATCTGGTAGAGCTGAACGATGCAGCGAACCAAGAATAATTGGTATTTGTTTTGTATGCGGGTCTAACCAGAAACCAATCACTGTACTTCCTGGATGATAATTAACCGATTCGCCAATACCATTCAACGATGGCGAATTATTCATTACGCAATGTCCCCATGGCAAATCTTTATCTTCAATCGGCGTATCGCCAACGTTGTGATGACCATGAACCATCAATTTTACTTTACCAGCTCCGCCATCGGGATCTTGAATATCACGAACTTCTGCCGTGAACATTTCCATATGAGAACCAAGAGAACTCTCTGACATTATACACCCTCCTGATATGCACCTTTTAAACACTCTAAGTTACTGACCCATCTAGGTCTAACTTGCGGTCGTCTAACTTCATGATGAACTTTAGAAATTAACCATCTTCCGCTTACTTGTGGTTCAGATTGCGTTGTACCAGTCTCGCCAGTAATTTTTGGAACATTTGCTGTAATCGTTTTCCCAGGCTCTAGAGTAGGATCTCCGATCGCAGTCATTTGCATCATCTGTTCTTGCATCGCTGCCATATTCAACTGTTTGTATGGAATTGAAGCAGGAACAAAACTCTTACCAACATTAATAGCCTGATTAGGATTAACAACTCTATGCACTGTTCTGTTTGCATTAGGAAACAAAGATAAGAACGAAGAAAGAGTTGTAATCAAACCAGCGCCAAGATTGGTTAATTCATTTTGCTGTATTTTAAAATCATTACTGACATATTTATGAGTGTGTGGGTCATACGTTGTAACACGCTGATTGATCACGCCCGCATGAATACGATTCATAGCATCCATATTCTGTTTGACCTGCCAAGCAAGGATATTGTTATCAACAACATTACCGAGATAATGACCGATGGTATTATCCTGTTTAAATGTTTTAACATCACCCTGTTGAAGCATGTATTCGAGCGATTGAAAATAAAAGCCACGCCATGTTTGCCAGAACATATAATTTGAACCTTTGTTCTGAGCTGACACAGCTTCTTTACGTAGGTTTTCGATAGCATGGTAAGATGGCTGGTTTGGTACAACGAACTTACGATTACCCTTTGTAGGCTCTGTAAAGATAGGCAACTGACTGTTATGAAAGTTTTTGTGTAAGTCGGCTACGATCTGATCGATTGTCGTATTGTAAGCTTTCTGAACCTGATTACCCTGACCCGTCAATGCTTCTCTGGATACAACTTCAAGCTTGTATGTTTTAGATTTCATTGCGCCTTCAATGCCAACATCCTGAACCTGATTCAAATGGAATTGATAGGAAACGCTAGTCCCATTAGGATTACGGAATGACAGGCTAACTGTTTCATCGCCAGTTATTTTAAGAGTACCAAGATAATCCTTATCATCAAGGACTTCAATTGTTCCTAAAACAGCTGGAGCAAACATTGACTCGAATATATCAAAACTGAGAAAATTGCCAGCTGCTTGCCAAGAACCAGATCTTGGCGAGTTAATAGTTAGATCATCAATTAGAATATCGCCTGGATTATGAGCTGCCATTATGTAGTACTCAAATCTGCTTTAAAGTTTTTAATGAATTGTGGAACGTATTGTGGCTGCATAACACGGATAGTTCTGTTACCCTGATTCTTTTCGTTTTCCATATCGTAGTTATAAACTGGCGACCAATATGCTTCTTCGCTCAGTGGTATAACTTGAACAACAGTATTGGTAGAAGTAATCGCAATGTTAGCGCCAGACTGTGTACCGTAGATATAACCGCCAGTAATAGTTGTGTTACCGAAAGTATGTTGAACGGCTAAAAGTCCAGAGTTAGCCTGAATGAATTGCGCCTGACCATTACCATTTAGATTAACAACTTCATTCGGAATAAGCGCCGATGTATCTGCAGTTGTGTTATAATAAACAATCTGATTTGTGTTCATAATCCAGTCAGATTGTGTTCTTGTATAACTTATGATGCTTGTTCCGTTATAAACTGGCTGCCAATACTTAACCAAATTGGCTGGTAATGCATTATACGCTGCAACTGTCAGAGCTGGTTGATCAACCCAGTTGTTTCTCCAGAAAGCAACAGTCGTCATAGCATTGGCGATCGAGCCATATTTCGTATTGATGAAAAAATTGAATTGATCTTGATCTAGATACCAGTCATAATATGGATCGATAATATCATTGGTAAGATAAAGAACCCAGCTCGAAAATGGATCTTTGAAATTTTCGTAGGCAACTTGATCAGCTCTTTTACCTGATGTAATATCTTGAGGATAAAAGATATATGGATTCTTTTCGACATTTGTAAGCGCAACAACTCGTTCAGTAATATCGACAATAGCAACATTGGATGTACTATTACCATACTGAATCTGATTGAAGTTTTTAAAGTATGTTTCGTATGCCATTAAAAGTTATCCACTAAAATGCTGACTTGACTAGATTAAGGAAGCCAGAACCCAAAGACTGAAGCGATACTTGATTGCCTTGCAAACCATAATCGCTCGACAGCCAGTATTCAATTTCCATAATTCCTAAACGGATTTGAACTTCAGTTGGAGCTGGTGAAGCTGATGAACCAAAGAACGATGGCTGACCAGATGGAGCAAAGTTAACATCAAAACTTTCAACAACAGCTGGCTTAAATACGTATGTAAAATAATTTGGGTCGTTAACGCTGACTTGAATTTGTACAATGTTAGGATAGGTAAGCAAAGAACCACCAAGAGCATTGTCGACATCGGGCAACATATTTGCTCTAAACGTATTAATGATAGCGTTGAGCTGTAACGATTCCTGTTCGTTGCTTGGCGTAAGTTTCCACTCGAGCGCATGCTTCTTAAATGCAGGCTGTTTAAACATAACAGTAAGAAACGGATTAGCAGCCACACCATTTAATGCGCCAAAAGCAGCAGCCTCTGGCGTTGAAGCAGCTTTAGAAAGAGCGCCACTAAACAGAGCAGATCCAACTCCAAGACCAGCAGCTGTTTTAACATTACCCTGCTGCAGCTGATTGATAGCAGCACCAGATAAAAGCGAAAGATTTTCTATATCGTATTGAACTTGTTGGCTGTCAACCATACCATTTGGCAAAGGCAGACGGATAGTTCCTTGATCAGCATAATAAACATTCTGCTGTGTAAGTGAAGGCATGTTATACTGATAGAAGGAAAACGACATCCAAAATGGTTGTTTCTGTAAGTCGTATGGGAATGCCAAATTAGAACCAGCAGCTGGAACAGCTCCAACAGGATTGTTTGTTGAATACTGACCTGCTGGCAAAGCTTTTGCCTGAGTCGCCGTAGATGATGTTGGTTTGTTTTGAGGATCAGCGTTGTAAGTTGCTGGCATTTACATTCCTTACTAAATATCTTTTTACTATTTATTGGGTGTCATGAATACTTATAAAGGATATTTCAAACCAAGAAATCCCGCCAAATACAAGGGCAATCCCTCGAATATTATTTATCGCTCTCGATGGGAATCCTTGTTGATGAGCAAATTAGACGAACATCCAGATGTTATAAGCTGGGGGTCGGAAGAAGTTGTCATACCTTATCGTTCTCCAATAGATGGCAGAGTCCACAGGTACTTTGTTGACTTTATCGTAACCACTATAAATAAACAAGGGATTAAAGAAACCACACTGATCGAAGTAAAACCAGCTTCGCAAACTCGCCCGCCAGTGCTTACTGAAGGCAAAAAGAATAAACGCTATATTCAGGAAGTTATGACTTGGGGTGTTAATGAGGCAAAGTGGAAAGCTGCTACTGAATACTGTAAAGATCGAGGCTGGAAGTTTCAGATATTTACTGAAAAAGAGTTAGGGTTGAAATTTTAATGGCATCACTTTTCGCAGATACGCTAGCGCAAGCTTCGGCAAATGACCTTAAAACAGGTACAAAAGAAGCCATTGACTGGTTTCGCAAACAAGCTTTATCGGTTAAGAAAGTCGATCGCCAGCAAATACTCGGGCAGAATATGCCGTTCAAACGCCAACAGATGCTTACTGAAAAGAGCATCGGCAAAATGTATATGTTCGTTTATGATGCCAAAACGAAGAACTTGCCTTATTTCGATGCGTTTCCTCTCATATTTCCTATAGAGTTTTATGGTGACAGCTTCCTTGGTATCAACTTACATTATCTACCACCAAAGACAAGAGCTCTGCTGATGGACGCTCTCTATACGCTGATAAATAATCAAAAGTATGATCAAACGACATTGTTAAAAATGTCATATCATATATTGAAAGGTGCTGGTCGTTTTAAATGGTTTAAACCATGCGTAAAGAAGTATTTGTTCAGTCAGGTTGGATCGCCTTTCATTTATATTTCGCCAGACGAATGGGACTTTGCTTTGATGTTACCGACTGAAAACTTCCAAGGCGCAAGCAAACAAAAAGTCTTTAAAGACTCTCTATCAATGGTGTAAGATGGCATTTAATATATTAGACTTTCAATCCTACATCGCCGATACAGGCGTGCTTCAAACAAACAAGTACGATGTTCAAATTACGTTTGATGGCGACTTCGGTCAGCTCAGCATTCAGGGAGCAGATGGCTCAACAGTCGGTACAAACGAAAGCACACAGGATACGCAATATCGTTGTATCAATGCTTCGTTACCTGGACTTACAATGCGAACAGCTGACATCAATCGTTTTGGTGTTGGTGTTTCGGAAAAAATGCCTTACTCAGCCAACTATACAGACGTATCATTAACATTCCTTGTTGACAGATATGGTTTGCAATATAACTTCTGGTATACTTGGTTCAATTATATCTTCGGTATTTCTGGTGAGGAAAGCTCTTCCAATATTTACGGAACAATCAATAACAGTGGTAACAAAAGATCGTTTTACACTGCCGAATATAAAGACAACTACTCGGCTACGATTACAATAACTGTTTATGATAATGAAGGAAATCCAAACATTCAGGCTACACTTTTAAAAGCATATCCTATTTCAATCAACGATACAGCATTGAGCTGGACTGATAACAATAACCTAATTAAATTGACAACAACAATCACCTTTAGAGAATGGGTGCTTGGAGACGGACAAAACAACGCATCCCTTGGATAATAACTGGAGTAAATTATGGCACTACCTAAAATTGATTACCCTACAATCAACATTACAATCCCACCCGAAAAGAAACAATATATCTTTCGTCCGATGTTGGTTAAGGAAGAAAAGCTTTTGTTGATGGCGAAGGTTTCTGAAGATGATTCTGATATTCTTCAGGCTATTAAACAAGTTGTTACAAACTGCAGCTTAGATCCTACGCTGGATATCGATAAACTCCCGCTATACGCGCTCGAGTATTTGTTTGTTAAGTTGCGTGGCTTTTCAATCGGCGATAAGATCAATGTATCATATCGTGATCTCGAAGACAATAAGAGCTATGACTTTGAAGTTGATCTTGGAAATGTCGATGTAAAGTTCCCAGAGAACATTGACAAAACAATTAAGATCACCGATACCTCTGGCATCATTATGAAATATCCATCATCTGAGATCTATTCCGATAAGACATTCCTTAAAGCTGAAGGCGAAGAAACATTTTATCGCCTTGTTGTTCGTTGTATTGATCAGATCTATGATGCTGAAAACGTATATGAAGGCAAGGACTTTGATGAAGATGCTATCCTTGAATTCCTTGAGCTCGTCGATATTCCAAGCTTTGAGAAGATCAGAGAGTTTATGCTCAATCTTCCCTCGCTTTATTATAAGCTTGAATATACCAATTCAAATGGTAATGAAAGAGCTATTGAGCTGAAAACGCTATCCGATTTTTTTACCTTGCGCTGAGTCACAATACCCTAGAGAATTACTATCAAACGAATTTCTCTTTGGCTCAGCACCATAAATATGCTATATCGGAAATAGAAAGCTGGATTGTGTTCGAACGTGACATATATGTTGAAATGTTAGTGGGGTATTTGCGAGAACAAGAAGAAAGACAAAAACAACAGGCTAATTAATGGCTAAACAAAAAAAGAATAAAGTTGGCCAACCATTTGCGGGTGCAATCGGCGGTGTCGAATACTTCAGAAACCCTGAAGGTAAATTTACTGATTCTGCAGGTCAGTATGTCGGTGACGGCTGGAACAAAAAGCTTGAAAAAATATTCCCACAACAAGTCAAAGCTGAAGCTGTTAACGTAACTCCTCCAAAAAAGAAAGTTGACATCAATCCTCCATTTGCAGCAGAACCTGCAGAAGAGGAAATAGCCGAAGCTGCAGGTCCACGTAAATCAATCGGTAAGAAACTAGGTAAGGCTGTTCTTAGAAAAGCATTTCCTACTGCCTACGAAAATGTTGAGGCATTACGTAAGTTCTGGAAAGAAACAACCGAAAAAGAAGAAGCTGAAAAGAAACGCGAAAGAACTGAACGTCGCCTTCAATTTACAACCATCAATGACAATTTAAAAGATAATAACGATTTAATTCGTGATCTTGTTTCTATACAAGAACGTTCGGCAACACTACTTACGCAAATTGCTGAATCGGTTGCAAGAATTGCTAGAAACAGCGGATCAGGATTTGGTGGAAATCCACTAGATTTCTTTAGACGCCCAAAGAGTGCCAATCCATTAAAAGCAGCTCCACTTGTTGGCGAATCAACAGCTGTTCTTGGAGCATTGGGTGGTGGTATTGCTGCCATTGGTGGTGCATTATCATACAGCGCTACTAAGTCAGCTCAAGGCGAGCAAGGAAAACAATTAGCCGAAGCAATGAATTCATCTGAAGCTTCTGGCGTTAACATGCTTGGTGCTATGGATCCAGATGCAGCGATGGGCGCATACATTATGCACCCAGAACTGAACACAGCTGATCCAAAGAATAAACCAGCTCAAACAACAACACCAACTGCAGCTGCAGTTGCTCCAGCAGCTGCTATGGCAGCTTCCACTGCTGTTCCAGCAACAGGAACAAAGGGTGCACCATTAGCACCAGCTGGTGGTAGCATCGCAGCTAGTAAAGAAACAGCAGCTGTTGCAGCTGCGAAAACAAAGCAAACAAAAGCTGAAGATATCCTTACGATTAAAGCTGATGAGATCAGATTCAACTCTGATAAGCTTTCGTTTGATGTTCAAACATTAACAATTGAATCAAAACAACAGAACCAGCAACAGACGCAAGGACAAGGCGCTACTGGAGCTGGGTTTGGTGGCGGCGCTGGCAGTGGTGCTGGCAATTATGGTGGTGATCATCCAACATTACAAAACGCTCCTGGAACTGGACCTCTGCCACAAATTGGTCAGCAGCGCGGTCAACCGCAAACAATGCAGCTGCAAAATGCACCGATGACAAACATACAGGCTACAAGTCAACGTGTGCCATCAAAAGGATTAGCAGCCAATCAACAAGAAGCGTATCAGGCATTAAGAGCAGAAGGCTTATCAGAAAAAGCTGCTAGAATCGCTGTTGCCAATTTATCGGGCGAAGCTCTTTCTAGACCTGGCGATGTTCATGCTGATCCATCTCGTAGTAATCCATATCAGAAAGCTCATGGTATTGCTTCATGGGATGATGCTCGTGCAGCAAGAATAGCAAAACAATTCGGTAAAATGCCAAACGAAATGACTGTTGCTGAACAGGCAAAAGCTTTCGCTTGGGAATTGAAAACATATTATAAGAAAGCGTATTCTGATCTAACTAATGAAGAGCTTAGTGATTCGCAAAGAATGTATTCTGTTGTTAAAAACTTTGAAGCTCCTGCTAGACCAGAACAAGATACAGCCAATCGTCTTGGTATGCTTGGTGTTTTGAAAGTTGACGAAAGTCAACAGCAAGCAAAACCACAAACAGCTCCGCAAGCAGCTCCAGAATCAAAACCAACAGCGACTACAAATGCACCAGCTCCTACTGCTCCAGCTTCTGGTAGCCGATTAAGTCAATATAAAGGCGAGTTCGGCTCATGGGAACCAAATGGTCAGGGTGGTGTTAAGTTCGTTAAAGCGACTGACTTACAAACATACAAAGGCGAACAAGGTAGATGGGAAAAGAATGATACTGGCGGAGCAAAGTTTGTTCCTGCCAAAGCTGGTGACATTATATCATCCCCTAATCAAATGGTTGACAAAGCGCCAGCAAAACCAGCTGCTGGAATTACACCAGCTTCTGGGGGTCAATTTGAAGAAAAAGGTTATTTTGACGTTACTGGAAAAACGCCTAATCCTCCAACACCAAAAGCGAACAAAGATTCAAATGCAAAACCACATCCGCGCCGAGTTGAAAGCTCTTCGCCAGCACCAACAGATCCAGGTGGAGATATGGTATTCCGTTTAGCTAGCTTGTTACCTTATCTTGCTCTTGCTGCAGTAACTGGTCAACATCAAGCATCGCATTCTATTATGCAAAGTAGGAGAATGAGACGCTAATGGGAACTATTGGCTCAGTTGTTAAAGGTGCTGCAAAGTTAGCTGGTAAGGGAGCTCTTTACCTCGGTAAATCTGCATTGCAAAATATGTTCCCAACAACATATTCTAGAGCTTCTAAAATAAGATCAGCTTATAATAATTTCGCTAACAACAAACCACCCGAAACTGAAAAAGAAGCATACGAAGCTTTCAATAAAAGCGTATTACAAACAAATGATTTTCTTTCTCAGTCAATTGATTTACAGAAACAACAAAACGTAATACTTCAGAATCTTGTTTATGTTATTGGTAATCTAAAACAAGGTGGTATTACTGGCGGTAGTTTGCTGAATAGTCTGACTGATTTACCTGATGTTAAAAATCCATTTAGAAAAAAAGTCAAAGGGAAGCCTGGATATAAGTTTAATGAAAAGACTGGTCGCTGGCATGACGTCAAAACAAATAAAATTGTTTCGCATGAAACAGCAACTGGTGTTAAGTTTAAAGGTAATGGCGTTCTAAAAGCAGCTGAACTCGAAGCAAAAAATGCATCAAAGGTAAGCCGAGTATTATCAACAGTCGGCAAAGGTGCAATGAAAGTTGGCGGTGGCTTACTCAAGGGTGTTGGTGGATTATTAGGTGGACTAGCTCTTGACTTTGCTGCTGACAAACTAAAAGAATCGGGTCACGAAAAGCTTGGTGCTGTTGCTGACATCGGTTCAAGTGCTATGACTGGCGCTGGTATTGGCGCTACAATTGGTAGTATTGTACCTGGAGTTGGAACAGCAATTGGTGGTGCGATTGGTGGTTTGCTTGGAGCTGCTGTTGGTTTGTTTCAGAATGCTGGCTCATTGTTTGGTTCATCTAAAACAGAAGATAAAACAACTAGCGAATTATTTAAAACGCAGAAAGATGGAACGAAATTACTTTCGTCACCAATCATTGAATTTAAAGCAAGCGATATTAAATTCACTGCCAAAGATATGGTTATCAGAGCAGATAACATACAGATTAATGGCGTTGCTTCTCAAACTATGGGATCATCTGGTTTTGATGTAGGTAACATATCATCGCCTCCACCAAACGATCAATCATTAAACAACCCACAACAGCTTGGTATTGACTTAGTTGAAGTAAGAACATCAACTGGTAAAACAGCAAAAGTTAATGCTGCATTCGCTGCTAACTTCCAAGGTTTTATCAACGATATGGAAGCGACTGGTTATAAAATTAACAGTCTTGGTGGCTACGCTAACAGAGCAAATGTTAACAATCCATCTGTTAAAAGCTATCATGCTTTTGGCGCAGCGATTGATATTAACCCAGCATCAAATCCTAATCGTTCTACTAAAACAGATTTACCTCCACAAACTGGTGCAATTGCTGCTGCTCATGGTTTGGGCTGGGGTATGAATTGGCGTTCTGTTAAAGATCCAATGCATTTTTCTATTGCGAAAGCTGAACAAGGTAGCGTCGCTATTACTAGAACTGGTATTATGGCTGGTGAAGTTTCTGGTAATCTTGGTGGTGGCGGAAGTCAACCAGATAGAGAAAGACCAGAACAACGTGTTGCTTCTAATACGCCAGTTACTAATTTATCTGCACCATCAGCTCCGAATAGAAGCGCTCCGCAAGCTGCTAGACAAGAAACAAAACCAGAGGCTAAACCAATGAGTCCGCCTCCTGCTGCTGCGCCTGTTCAACAAACGCCAGCAAAACCAGCGCCTCCTGCGCCACCAACGATTACACCTAAATATCGCACTGGAAGGTCAACATCAGCAATGACAGCGCCTTCTGTGCCAAACGCTCCGACACCACCGCAAGGATCAACTGACAAACAAGTTAGTCATTCTGCTCCAAAACAAACGGCGATGCTTGGTGCGCCATCAAACCAATTACTCGGAGCTTATCTTCACACTGCCGCATAAGGAAAATAATAATGGCTAAATTCTCGAAACATACTGACGATGAACCAACTCCACCAGTTGAAAGAACTATACCTGCTGCACCAGCCCCCACAGTGGTTGTTGTTGACAATAATAACAATAGCAGTGGTGGTAGCTCTAGCGGCAATTCTACTACTAACTATCAAGCTGCGCAAGCTACTGCGGCAGCTCAAGCTACAGCGTCAGTTGGATTGGCGCAAACGTCTCTTGATAAAGAAGTCGTTGACGAACAGATTAAGAAAGAAGAAGAACATTGGGTAAAAGCATACTGGCGTCCAGCAATGGGCTGGCTCTACATGCTGATTTGCTTTATGGACTTCGTAGGCTTTCCGCTCATCTCAATGTTCCTGCCAGTTGTGTTCAAAGGATTCGGCGTACAATACCAATACGTTGCTTGGCAGTCGCTGTCATTGAGTAATGGTGGATTGATTCACTTAGCATTCGGTGCTATTCTTGGTGTGTCTGCTTGGACACGTGGTCAAGAAAAACTGGCTAAGGTCGGGCAATAAAAAAGGGGAGCCAAAGCTCCCCTTAATTCTTAGTCATCAGCGAGTTTCTTAAAGAACTCATCCATATCTTCGTCTTCATCATCCAATTTCGGAGCAGCTGCTAGCGTCTCCTTCAATTTTGGAGCTGGAGTCGATGGAATTACATCTTCATCAACTTGCTTCTTTGAAACATAGTCACCATCAAGACCAAGCACTTTATTCAACTTAGCCTTCAACTCATCATAAGACTTGAATTGACTTGGAGCAATCAACTCTTGAAGCGAATATGCTTGCTTCCAGATTGCTTCCATCTCTCCATCGTCATCTGACAATGGACCAGAAGAAGCGAACTCAGACTTATCATAGTTACGATAGCCTTCAACGTTGCGAATCTTCAGCTTGAAGTTAGCGCCATCCCAAAGATCAAAAGGATTCATCGGAGCTTCATCAGCGAACTGAGGATTCATTGCTTCGTTGAGCTTGTCAAAGATCTTCTTGCCGTACTTGAACAAGAATACCTTGCCTTCATTTTCAGGATTGTTTTGATCGGTGATAACGTAGATGTTGCTAATAAATGTCAGCTTACGCTTTTGCTTACGAGCAATTTCCTTATCAGATTCAAGACCAGAGTTCCAAAGCTGAGTGTTATACTCGCCAACTGGATCTGTCTTACCGATAGTTGTCAAAGAGTTCTCAATATACCATGAGCCAGTTGGACCTTTGAACCCATGAGAGAACAAACGAACAAAAGGAACATCTTCTTCGCCTGGAGCAGGAAGAAAGCGGATAACTGCGTAGCCATTGCCAGCTTTATCCACATTAGGATACCAATAACGATCGTCATTAGACTTATCGTTTTGACCACCATTTAGTTTGGAAAGTTCTGAAGTCAGCTTCTCGAGTGACTTCTTGCCTGATTGTGCTTTGAGTTTTGCAAAGTTTGACATTGTATTCTCCGTATTGTTAGTATTAAACGTATTTGTTGGTCTGTATTAGCGACCAACATTATTTAGTATAGCCTTTATCGCCGAAATAGTCAAGTACTATTTTCTTTGTCGCTTCACGATCATAATGTAAAAATGGTCGATACTTCATAATCTTGATTAGCACTTCTTCAACGATAGGGTCATACTCATGCTTCTTGCTCCAGTATTTTTGACACTTTACTAGATCAACAAGCATTACCAATGTTTCTAAACTGATCTGTTGCTGCAGATACAATTTTAAAACATATGGATGGCTGTTATCCTCGCTCTTGAAATTCGAATCGAAATTGTCTTTGAGCTTGGATAAATCTTGTTTAAAAAGATATGTTAATGACTGCTGGCGTTTCAGCCAATCAGTATAAACCTTCTCCGCATTGGGAGAGTAGGCGATATCTTTTATCCAGAGTTTGGGATTTTCTAATAGATTAGCTAACATATACTTTACTGGTTCGCTGTGTTTGGCGACCTTCATAAAGTAAAGCTTATCTTTTCTCGTATCAAACGAACTGGCGCTGGTACGAGTTTTGTGATTGTATTTGAAATAATCGTAGTTAGGTTTTGTAAAATGCAGCTTCAGTGCATTGTAATGCTGATAACATTCATACGCCGACATTGCGTCACTCATACCGTAGCTTTGTTATAATACTTTGCGAAGAACTTTCTAAGCTCTTTATCCATGTTATTGTTGTCACCATTATCAGTAAGGAATGTTTGATACAGATTCCAAATATCTTTATCAACACCATTGCTTTTTTTATTGACTTCGTATCCACGACCTTCTAATTCAGTGATTAGATCGTCCGTATCAAAATCATCAAAATCAACTTCAACACTAACCCATGCCATAATCTATTCCTTCATGCTGTTAAGAAAACGATAGTAAAGACCTCTCTCGCGCCCATGAGCTTCTATCTCCCATGGATGATCCCAGTAATCTAATTTGTCATCATCATAAACCTTACCATTGAACTTAACACGATTCAATCGAACATAGTCCTTCATCTCACCTTTCGCATATTGCTTGACGTGAACCATTTCGTGTGCTAATACTAGTAGGGTGTTTCTTTTACCGAGATTAGGATCTATCGTGATTGTAAAGTCACGAGCTCGGTTATTGTCATCGTTCCAATCGCAAAATCCATAAACTTCGCCGCCAAGATCGCTGTCATCAAACTCAAGTGTTATTTCAATTTTGTTGTATAGACGATCGCCTAATAGTTTGCGACCATACCACTTAACAGCTTCCTTGCAAAGCTTTAATGGAACTTTAGTGGGTTTGCTTACTGTTCTTACGATCATACAGTTCTCCCCAATTTAGAGTTCCAAGTATTTATATGGGGAGACGAGCACTTTTTTTGAGGATGTTTAGATTTTCTGCTTCAACCTGAATCTTAGATTTGAACACAGGGTCTTTCTTGATAATGTTTGCAACCATCTCAACTTCGACTTTGTTTTTCTCACACCAATAAATGACGGCATCAATGTATTCTATTTTCTTATCTCTACAGAGTTTCTCTATATCTTCAGAAAATGTGTTACTCGTTACATTCAACATTATCTTACCTCATGACAAAACAAAAGTCAATAGAAAAGTGGGGGACAAGCCCCCACTCTTAACTTATTAGAAGCGACGCTCCAAACGGAGACGTGCAGTCCAGTTGTTGTCAGAGACGTTATTAACTGCAGTAGTTGTATAACGAACGTCTTGAGACATATTGGAGTAGATACCTTCGACACCGATGTCGAAATCCTTAACAGGTGAGTATGTTAAGTTAGTACCAACTGACCAAAGCTTTGCATTGCCGAAGCCAGTCTTGCCATCCCAAACAACAGCAGCATCTTCAGCAGGAGCTGTGATCTGACCATATGAGGCGAACACGTTTGAAGCCCATTGAGGAGCCCAGTAGTGTTTCAGATCAGCACCAACTGACCAAGACTTAACAGTCTGAATGCCATCAGCAAAATAAACAACAGAAGGCTGATTGATAACATATCCGCTAACATCACGCTGTACGTTAGCTGAAAGCTTGTTATCGCCGTAAGATGTTGTATACTCTGTCATGCCGTTAGCATAAGCGCCAGTGAAAGCGATGAAGTCGCCTTGAGCAAGCATAGGCAGATTGATCTTAGCACCAGCGCCAGCAGCCCAAACATTAGCATCTTTGTTATAAACATTGCCTGTTGGATCAACTGCGTTGACCTGACGAGCAGCACCCATAACAGCCAATGAACCCCATGACTGTTCGTAATCAACACGACCATTCAATTGAGGCGAACGATTTGTGTTATAAACAGTTGACAAAGCTGAAACGCCAACAGGAGCTGCAGCAGTATCATTTGGATTTTGAATAGCTACAGTAGCTGACAGACCGCCACCAAGCAATGCGGTATAGGCGAGCTGTTGTGCACCATTAGAAAATGCTGCCCAGTGTTGGTTGCCAGTATATGTTACGACTGGCATAAACTGGAAGTTGTCACGAGCAATACCTGCTGTGATGCCATTCCAACGAAGATAAGCAGCTTCGAGGATTGGAGTTGTTGTAGTAGCAGACTGAGTAGTTCCTGATGGAGCTGCAGATGACTGAAGAGCGCCACCTGTACGACCCAAACGGGATGAGATAACAGTCTGAAGAGTGCCGTCCTCGGTTTGTGTGCGAGCATCAATATCGATGCGACCGCGAACTTCGTAACCGAGTGTGTTTTCTGTAGCAGCTGGTGTAGCAATTGCTTGCGCACCATTTGTTACCTTATAAACGTCTTTAGCTGGAACATAGAATGTATCACTACGAACCATCCCACCAACATGAATGCATGTATCGGTGCCTGGGAGTGTAAAGAAACCTGCACCATATGCATCACACACTTTGACATAATTAACTGGAGCTGCTCTCTTTGACGGAAGATCTGTTGCATATGCTGCAGCAGCTGTCCCGACTAGGAAAGCAATAGTTGTAATTGAACGCTTCATATCTTTTCCTTCTTTCGTTGGTTTAAATACATCATTACTTATATACTCAAATTGGCGATCTCAGAACGAATCGAACGTTCAACCTACAGCTTAGAAGGCTGTTGCTCTATCCTGTTGAGCTATGAGACCTGTGATGTGGGGGAGTTCTGTTTCCAAGCCTCCCCCGAGCTCAGATTAAGCAGCTACTGCGAAATCATGTGCGAAATTATCGTTTGCACTTACGAGTTTACTTAGTCTCCACACACCTTTATCATCGCAATCGAGCCTATGTCGCCCCCATCATAAGCACAAGTGAAAACAGGTATTAGTTGCTGTTCTATTCCCTGTCGTCCTACCCTAAAGCAACTCTCTCGCAGGACGCTTGTGCTTATGGTGGAGGCGTCGGGTACTGCCCCCGAGTCTTACGATCTATTCCTTGCGCTTCATCAACCAAGCAATATATTTATTATACCTGACTTTTACTGGAAAGTCAATCATTAATGATAAATCATTAATGATAAACATAACGTAAAAAACACCTAATGCCACTACGCTCAGCACTGCTGCACTCAGCACTGCAATTACTGCAATTGTTTGATAATCCATAATCTATTCCTATTCTATCCAATATCCGTTATTCAACTCCTGCCAACAACGAACATAATTAAGCATACCTCGATCAATTTCTGATTGTGGATATCCTTCATCCCTAATCCACTGTTCAATATCAGCAGGTCTTGGATCTGGTAAAGCTTTTGGAAAACCATACTTCCAACCAGAAGGTGGATCAATCAGTGTAACCAATTCAGGCTTACGATCTGTCACTTTCTTACGCTTGTTCATGATACCACCTTCATCAAGATAGTGTTTTCATTGATTCGATACTGGAGTGGTTTATCTGTCTTCAGTTCGCTCATCAATTTCTTCAATACTATTTTACCGCCATTCTGTAATTTGTCAAGCACTGTTTCAGGCTTACGACCAGTTCCTTTTGTCAAGCTTGACTTCTCGTCATATTTGGTTATACTTGTTCCCTTAATACCGAGTCCGCTGCGATCGAGAGCTCTGAAGACTGTCACAGTTTTGTACTTGGTATTAAAACACCAAAGCTCTTGCGCTCCAATAATCTTATCAGGATTGATCGAGGCGATCTTATAGGTGTTATCTTCCTTTTGATACTTAAAGTTCTTGAGGATCTTTTCTTTAGATTGTGTGCGAGGCTTGCGCGGCGCACGAGTTTTCTTAACTACGCCACCATACTTCTCAGCATCTTCGATAAGCTTATGAAAGAACACAATACGATCTTTAAGTTCTTTCTTAGACATATAAGAGTAAGCTTCCTTGAGTTGATCGTCTGGTTTCTCGTAAGCTTCAATCAACTCCGTAAGCCAGTTAGCATAATACTGAGCGATATATCCCGTAGCGTAAGCTGGCGTCTCATTAGCCTTTAGATAGTCATACAAACTGAACTCTTCGCCAGAATCAATCGCATGCTCGATTTCGCCGATTATGTCCATAACCTTTTCGCGCATACGATCTTGAATAGAAACGACTGGCTTAGATACTTCAGTTGTCTCTTCTGCTGTTGCTTTCTTCAACATCAATTCAATTTGCTTGTTGATATAATCAGAACTACTGACAGGAAGTAGATATCCTCTAGTAAGCAAACGACAAATCCAAGCAGTCGTCGTATTAATCCATGTATCTGAAACACGCTTCAGCTTCTTGGCTTCATCATGACGATTGTTTGTTTTTAGATATGTTTCGATATACTCACGAGCATCCTTGACCTCACACATCGTATTGTACCAATTAAGTGCTTTGGTATATTCACCGAGCGTCAGAGGAGCTGTGAACTCTGGCTCATCGCCCATATATTTGAAGTTGACCAGATACGCTTCGTTACGAGTAACACGAGTTTTCTTTGGTTTTCTTGCTATAATTTTTGGACGACGAGCCATAGTTTTCTCCTTATGCTACTTTCTCTAATTTACGTTGTTCGCGCAACTTAAGAATCATACGATATTCATCTAGAGTTGTAGAACCCATATTTACATTATGTGTTTTACGAATCACAGCGCCATCCTCAAGTTGACCGCCATGAGCCCATGGTGTGTCATGACCCCAAACACTATCTTCAAGAGAAAGCGGCAAACCATCAATCGCGCAATTATATTTCTGAATAGCTAAGTGTTCTTCGCGCTCTTTGGCTGTTAATGATCTTTTTTTATCTCGAAAAACAACACCAACTTTATCACCCATCTCTTTTAACATATATTCAGCACAGATACGTTGAACATGACTATTCGCAAAGTTTTTAGTATTGGCGCGAATATATTCTTTAAGATTGACAGCTTGATCATCGATCTCAACGATTTTATTATTATAAGAAGTATCGCTAGTACCAGTCAAGCGAGTATAAGCTTCCATAAAAATAGTCATAAAAGTATAACGACTTTCAATGTTGAATTCTTGATTCTGCTCATATAAAGCGAACCAAACAAGCTGAAACGCTGCGAATATATCGCCATTGAGTTTCTTACCACGCTGATAGCGGAAATTACGCAGATCTTGTAAGAAACGATCAACAGTTTCTAGGACACGTTTAGATACAGGATTTTTACCTTCATACTCTTGCTTAACAAGATTTTCGATTTCACGCTGACCAGCGTCGACGTTACCCTTACCAAGTGTTTTAAGAATTGCGATGAAAACATATTCGTCCCATTTACGGCGAGGATTAATATCGCCATCAAAACATTCAGATTTCCAATCACCATCAGAACTCTTACTTATCTCAAAAACTTCATTAACACTATTATTGTATTCGCTATAATGCTTAACACGCTGACGAACTTCTTTACAGATTATTGACTCATCGTCACACATAATCATTTCCATGAAGTTAACAGCGGTCGTTTTATTTCGCGAGCGGAAAATCTTAGTTGCTTCGCGCGATGTACATGTGATCATTTCAAATGCAATCTTATGATCTAAGAATGCTGATTGTTCCTCAAAGGACATTTCCTTGAAGAACTTACCATTTACTTTGATCTTGTTGGTATAAACTTCTACAAATGATCTTGTACGATGACCACCATCAATCACAAGATAATGTACTCCTGGGTAGATTTTCTGTAGAGCTTCGTCTTTACTAATATCACGAACGCTAACCATACCAACACCAAGATTGCTAGTAACTGCTTCGGCAATCTCTTGGCTTTTCTTATGACCAGAACTGGTTGATGGTCGCTGAGCGATTGGATCGGGATTAAGCTTACCGCTGATTGTTAGATTGATAAGCTCCTGTACTGTTTTAATATCGTATTCGAATTGCATATCTTTAGTCCTTGATTTGGGCATCTTGCCCGCATACAATCGATTCTGGCACACCATGTGCTTCGATATCGATCATTCATATATATTACTCGATTTTGATTTGAAAGTCAAGCGTCTTCTTCATCAACATCTTCTTCTAGATATTCTAGATACGATTGATAATCTGATTCGAGCATATCTATGATAATTTCATCGTTGATCTTTTCACGCCACTCGGGGTCGCTGAAGTCATACTCATGATACTCATCGCCTTCATTGGTGAATTTACCAGCGTATGCCATTCCAGGCTCATGGTAATATACTTCGACTTCGAAACCAAGCTCGACCAATTTTTCGAAAAATCGAATAGGCGGAGACCAAGCAGTCATAAAACCACAACAAACAGAATCAGATTGCAATTCAGAAAATTGATCTGTTACGTCCCACTTGGTTCCCCAGTTTTCAACGCACCAGTTATAATCCCATTCGCCATTTGGAAAGGGAATATAATGTTCGATAAGCTTATCTGTTTGTGAAGCTTCGAAAAACTCAGCAAGTACTGCTGGGTCTTTGTGTGACACTGTTAGTGAATTTGAACACCAGTTTGGCATTTTAACCTCCTATTTTTCAATCATAGACATAGTATAACTCAGATTTGCGTGCAAGTCAACCTAAATAATTTGCCCATCGCTTCGTTTGGATACTTCTTGCCGCTGTTCTGTTGCTTCCAATCTTCGATCAAGTCATCGGAGAGCTTTACGAGTTGTTCACGATTAATCATGCTACACTCCAATCATAAGCATCTTGAGTCATAACTGTTTCAAGACCATCATATTCATGAATATGATATAAAGTTCCTGATGGTAGTTCGTCAATAGCTAAAACGGCAGAAGGACCATCGGCTTCTTTGCCTAACTCTTCAACTACTTGAACCAAAATAGGATCGGTGCGAGACAAATCTGAATCGTCCCAATACTCGCCATCAGGCAACTCCCAATGACCCCAGCCTCTGTCGCTGTCTTCCTTATAGATCAAACCCAAACCAGCTAAATCTGAATAGCGTTGAATAGCCTTATCAGATAAACCAAATCCGCCATAGCATGCATTATAAACGATCTTAGTCATCACGCAGCCTCCGCATATTCAATAGCAGTTTCAAGAGCTTTAGTCTTGATGCCTTTGTGGTAGCCATACCAAGCAGACTGCAAACGATTATCAGCATTACGACCAGCGATGTGATCGGTTACGTAGGTCACAGCATTGAAAGCTTGCCACCAAGTCCCTGGAGCAAATTCAGTTCCAGGCTGTTTATCAAGAACATCGAGAGCAATCTCAGCATTCTTAGATACTTCTTTCTTTTTCTTGTCGTTTGAACCAGACACAGGGAACACGCGAGTAAAGTACTCAACAATGTTCTCATCGTTGTATCGACGCGAGCCAAGGAATGACGCCATCTCTTTATATTGAGCCAGCTTTTCGTGAGCAATACCAAGCATGCTCTTGACTTCATCACCATTAAACTCTTTACGATGAGAGATCTTTGCCATGCGCTCGACTTTAGAATTCAAAGACAAGGTCAGTGTGTTATTACAAACAACACGGATAGGTGTGAAGCGCACGTCAGTAGAGAAACCATAACGATGGAAGTTCGAGAACAGCAGATATGAGTCAATCGTATCGCCTTTGAACAACTCGAATGATTCTTTGACCTTAGCTAACGCCCACACGATTTGACCATCGCGAAGCGAACCAGCGGTATGCATTTCCATGTCGCCAGCAGAAATAAAGTCATTGAAGAACTCAAAAGCTGTTTCGTTTTGAACAGGATTCCAGTCATTTGACACAATATCAAGAATAGAATTGTCAGTATTGCGAACCAAAGCAGACTGACCGATATCTACTTGCTTACCAGCAACTGTAGCATAAGCAGGGATTTTTTCGACAGTCCAATTCAAACCAGCTGCGTCGAGCATCTGAATAGGTGTAAGGTCGCTAGGAACTTTTGTACCAAGACCATGCCAAGGAACTTCACCAGCGTAAGCCATTGTTTCAACCATATGAGCCATAATATAGATCCTTCTGTTTCAACTATGCATATATTCTACGTTTGTTTTTATAAAAAGTCAAGCACCATTTCAAAAAAAAGGGGAGCCGAAGCTCCCCGATTTTATTGACGACCACGCAAAAACTTCGGGCTGTATGCATCTAATCCTTCATCATTAAGGATTGCTTGAACTTCTTCCCTAGCGAGCTGAGGATCAAAATCGGCAACACCTTCGCTTTGA